GGAAGTGAGTGATCCCTTTTGGGCTATAAGCATGGCGACAATATCGTCTATAAATTTAATATTAGTTGGTTTTTTTAAAATTTCTGGAACTATTTGAGAAATAGCGAGGTAAAGAGCCATCCCTATTATAACAGGTCTGAGTGTTTCCTGGTCTAACATTTACTATTACAATATATTTAATTTTTAGAAGAATGTTTTTTACAATATTTTCCACAAGATGCTTTAAATGTACACCTTTTTCCAGACATTGTTTTCGCACAGCATATGACAGTTTTTGTTCTATTGTGAATTATATTTTCCGGGACTACTTCTATAAACTTTATTTTACTCTTTTCTCTTTTATCATCGTACTTTTTACGAGACTCTCTAAGTTTATGAATACTTCTCGCAAAACGTTCACACTTTTCTTCTTGGTTTTTATATAAACCTAGAGCAATATCTAAATCTTTTTGTTCATACAACATGTTCATTTTGGGTTTGGGTTTGATTCCTAATATATATTATATATTTCGCAACTGAGGTTATAAAAATACATATAATTATAGAATTACAAATAACATAATACCATAAATATTCATATATACCCAAAAATGTTGTTAACAGCATAGCAAACATAATATACACAGTGTACACGATAATACCGTACAGATTGTTATTTTGAACACTATGTAATGGTAATACACATGCAATACAATTAGATATAGATATCATGTTATCATATAGAAGTGAATAATATGCACTAATTATAATAATAAACAAATTTAACCAATATACAATATTCGGTTCAAATATTTGATAATCAGGTTGTCGTACTTGTTGTTGAATTTCAGGATTAGGTAACACTTCTAATATAGAAGGTCTTTCTTCTTCATAATTTATACCTACACAATGAGTTCCATCGGGTTGTATAATTTCATTATAATACATAAAAGAATAATAAATGTATCTTTTATGTACATTAATTGTAAAGGATTTTGTTTCAATTGTAACGCACCTTTGAAGCCTTATATTAAATCGAATAATTATGAGGTTCGAGAACTTATTAGGAAATATAGACGTATTAACCCAATCTGGTTATACAACAATGAAACGTATTATAAGTTTTATGGAAATGTATTGAAACGTGTATGTTTTTCCTGTTTTACAACCCTTAAAAAACCAAGTAAAAGACAATTACTTTTAAGAGAGATAGGTAAAACTAAAAATATAACAGCTAATTCTTTGTCGTTAACAACAAAAGATATGTTATTTTGGTATCAAAGTTTGCACAGATATGTGTCCAAAAATTTTAAAAATAGACAAATGATCGTGTATAACTCCATTTAAAAAATTATATATAATAAGTAGTATGTGCGATACCAGTGGTCCAAATACAGGGTCTATAATATCACTGAATGCGATAGGTAAACAGGATACGTATTTGATAGAAAATGATCAGACTAAATCTTTTTTTAAAAATAAAAGTAAAAGACATTCTAATTTTACAAAATTTCATAAAAGTACTATTGTTAATAAACCATCCGATGCTTCAGCAAATTGGCCGTTTAATCAAAATGTTAGCGTAACACTTAACCCAAGAAATATGGGTGATCTATTATCAAATATGTACATTTCGTTTGATTTACCAGCGGTTTCTAATTCTAATTTTAACTTTTCTGACCAAATTGGTCGTCACGTTATAAAGTCGGTGACTATGCGCGTAGACGAACTCGTTATTGAAAAGTTTCACGCAGATTGGGGTATAATTCATGATGAACTTTATTTAGACGAATCGGAAAAAAGAACTTTAAGATACACTATCAACAGGAATTTAGCACAGAGTACGGCTGTATTGAATAAGAGTTTGGCGACACAGAAGTCAAAAGTTTTTATTCCAATACCTTTATTTTTTTCAAGAAAATACGAGAATGATGAATATGAAACTAATAAACCAAATAGACCCTATTTTCCGACGTGTGCTATACATAAACAAAAAATACAATTTGATATTGAATTTTTCCCACAAAATTTCTTTACTGACGATACTTCTACTTTATCACTGAGCAGTTTTAACATTATTACCGAGGAAATTACAATTGAAAATACAGAACGTATGTATTTAAAAAATGAAAAACAAACTCTCATTACAGATATAGTACAAAAACATCCTTCTCTACTTGTAAATTCAGGTGTTTCTAATACAAAAATAGAACTTGTACCTAAAATACCGGTTAAATCAGTTAACTGGTTTTTTAGAAAAACTTTATTCGAAAACGAATCTATATCAAGGGGGCCAGGTTTTGATAATTCAACTGATAATAATAAATACTACTTCCATAATAGATATAATTTATCTACACAAGATACATATTCAATTATTAATGAATTTTATAATCCTCCGATGTCAAGTGCTAAAATTTTTGTAAATGGGGAAGATATACCAGGTTTTAAAGATACTGATCATAAATACTATAAATATACAGTACCGTTATTGTCTCGATTAGCAAGACCTTTACGAAATATATACACGTTTGCATTCTCGATGAATCCGATAAATGTGGAACCATCGGGAAGCTTAGATTTTAGTCAGTTACAATCTAATAGAACTGTTTTAGATATTAAAATGGTAAATGGTTTAACCGACGACTACAATTTACACATTTATTACGTAGGTTACCAAACATATACGTTTGAAAACGGGTATATTAGTCGTGTTTATTAAATAACTTATTTTTATTATTTTTTATGTACTCGATTATATTATTTTTTATACACCATCTTATGAAATTTAACTGTGCAACAGTTGTATGAATTTCATCAGATGTACCCGGTATCATGTAACTAATCTTATCTGTTCTACAAAAAGGATCAAATAACTTTTTACTATAACCATCTAAACTCGATTTATAAGCACAATGAACACTAAAAATTTTTCCATCGTTAGTTTTGTACATTAAATTATTTTTTTTAGAATAATTTGTTATGAACCATTCAAGGTTTCTCAAAGAAATACCACCCGATTTGTTTAGTATCTGTTTTAATATATCTTTATTTTTAGATTCTTTATAAAAACTATCTATAGACGTTAATAATATATCTGATTTATTCATCTTATATATTTTTATTAATTTAACTTTAAGTTTATTTAAAAACGGTTTTTGTAATAGGTAGTGGTAAACATTCATCATCCGATGTATTATTAGATGAGCTACTATCATTACCTATGTATTGAACTTTAGTCCAATTGGATATAACAGGGACGTCATCAATCTTTAAACTTTTTGCATGACTTTTACAAAATTTATACAAACCCACTGTCCATTTAGCAGATTTCATACATATTTTACCATTATTTGATATACCACAACACAATTTGTTACACCCAGAATCTCGGGTATGCGTATCAACTATGTACTCTAAACAAGATGATATATTAATAAGACCTTTTCTTTCTTGTGATAAACGTTCAATCGTTTTACATTTTATGATATCAAGTCTTTCTATAGCTGTATTATGGATAGAATTACTTAACCTGAACTCAATTCGTGCAGTTTCTCTTATATCTAACATTTTTGGGAATGGTACATCTTCATTTTTATATACATATTCACATTTTTTAATAAGTTCTTCAAATGGTATTTTGTATTTTTCAGATATTTTACGATACATATGAATAAGCTCGTATTTTATTAGGTTTTTCATGTTTTTTTCAAAAACCTCGATCGTTTGTGAAAAAGTTGTAATATCCATATTCTTATAATACAATATAGCTTATTTTTTAAGTTTAAAAATGTCTGATATACGTTTCTGTTTAGGATCGTAATCACATAATTTATTCCGTTTTTCAGGTTTAGAGCGTGTTATGAGTTCACCAAATATTTCTTCCTTTGGATTATCAAACAATGGCTCTATAAGGTCACATATAGGGTTAATAAATTTATTAAGAAAATAATAAGGGTAATCTATATCCATTTTATTATCAGCTGCATATTTCGGATCTTCGGCTTTCTCATACGCTTTTGCTCTAGGGTCCCAAGTTTTACATAAAACATAAGGAACTCTATCACCAGACTGTGGCTCAGAACCAGGTTGTCTATCACGCATCTTATTACGAACCTGTACGTGTGGTAAATTATCCGACTTATACGAATCACCCAATTGTTGCGAAAGTATAAGCTTTTCATTAGGTACGTCACCTTCTAATAACTCTACAGCCCGTTGCAAAGCTAAAGCTTTAGGTGTAGTCGTATCGTTACTTTCTAATATAACATCGAGTAACTCTTTGGAAACTTCACGCATATAAGGAGTATTATCACGACGAACAAGTTGAAGACCTTTCACATCTATATAATCCATATTCATTTTACCATCTTTACCTTGTGTCCACAGTTTTGCAGCGTACCTTTTCTTTGAATATAAAAAATACGGATAATACACCTTTTCAAGTTCGAGATTATTTGGTTTCTTAAAAAGTTTTGTACACTCCTCTGCCGCGCGTTCTCCAAGTTCCCAACTATATTTAATAGCCTCCTCACCTTTACGTTCACCGACGTCAAATTCAACCATAACAGAATCAGTATCACCGTACCTTACCTTTGCACCCGGGTAATGTTTTTCAACGTAATTCTTTGTATCTTCAATCATCATACGTCCTTTCATTGTTGTTGAAGATGCTATAGGTACACATGGTAATATACCTTTAGAAGCACCGGTAAAACCGTATACAGAATTCATTGAAATCTTATAAGCCAATTGTTTACCGTTATACATCTCTTTCAAAGACCCCGTCGAATTAGCCATATCTTTTTTAGCTTGTTTTCTAAACTGTTTCAGTTCTGTTAATATACTTGGTATAAGACTCGGTACATTTTGTACGAATTTATATTTTCCAAACGTTTCAATCTCTAAATCAGGGTATAATTTTTTATTTTCATATACAGGATCCATTATCAAAGTAGAATAACACAAATTGTGTCCAACCATTATAGATGGGTACAAGGCTTCAAAATCAAGGGCAGTTATCGGTGTGTAATACGCACCCTTTTGTGCCTCCAATACAGTTGCACCTTCATACCCATCTACGAGACCCTGTCCCCATTCTATAGTAGGAACAAGGTATCCCATTTCTCTCGCTTTTTTAGTTAACTGACTAAACACTTTAATCTGTTGTCCTCTCTCGACTAAATAACATAACGGGACCCATGTCGCTTTTGCCATTTCAAGAAGATTTATAAGTGTACATAATTTAGAAAGCAATTTATGCGGAAGTAAAGTATCTTTTATACAATATTCTGCAACCTCGCGTAGTTTTATAGGGTCCCCCTCTCTAAAACGAGCAAACATTTCTTTGACAGGCATATCAATCTTTTGATCACCCAAATATAATTTAGAAACGTTATCGAGTTTATACGAATCAAGTTTATACCCCTTTTTAACCTCGTGAAACATATCAAAAATGAAACGACCGGGTATAGGTAATAATTTAAGTTCATTATCACCAAGTGCACTCGAAGACAGTTTTTTAACTTTCATCTCACACGTATTACCCTTAAGCTTACTCATTTCATAAAATTCAGGGGAACACCTAACCATATCAGCTCGTGTCATAATATAATTCATATCAAAACCAAATATGTTCCAACCGGTTATTATATCTATATCCATTTCTACCATATATTCACTAAACGCTTCTAACATTTTACGTTCAGATTCATAACTTAGAATGGTACACCCTTCGAGTTCACTATCTGTTTTTTTATAACAAAAACAGGTTTTGTTATAAGGAACATCGCTACCAAAAGAACATAGCGAAACTGCGATTTGAAAACAACAATCACCTAATATCTCAGCATCAGGAAATTTACCAGTCGAGCTATTACATTCAATATCAAGAGATGCAACTACAAAAGGTGCAGTTTCGGATTTATCGACTGGTTTCAAAATTTTCCAATTATTACATGTTATATCAATATCAGTATTTGCAAAATTTGAATCAATACAATCACTTCCAGAATCTAACCACCCAGTTGACTGAATACCAGTTGTATGCATTAATCTAAGTACCGGATCCAAATTAGACTCGTAAAGTTTCAATTTTATCTCTTCACCAGTATATTTCCATTGTCCGATTTCTTGATCGTTTACAATATTAAATACCCATTCATACATTTTCAAGGGCCTTTTCAGAGTATACCCAACCTTTCGACGATTCGCGAGTGTATCAAAATTAAGTTTCATAAAATAAAATTTTTTACTATTCTGAAATCCCCAAACATCCATAGAAGACTGTATATCGTAACTCATTTTTAGACCAGGGCACGCCTGTTTAATACTATCGTAATATAACTCAGCACGTTTATCGTAACCATCAGTAGGTAATTTAATAAAAAAATAAGGAGAAAAGTGTGTAGTGAGACATATAGATTTACCACTCTGTGTCTTACCGAATATATGTACTAAATGTTTGTCATCTTTGTCTTCAGTTTCCCAGGTAAGTGCCTGAAAGACGACCATTTTTCTTATTACGTTATCGCTCGATTTTTTTAATATACTATATTAGTAAAATATGTCAGCTGCTTTGATCGATCTAGTATCAGTAGGTGCACAAGATGTGTACATCACAGGCGACCCACAAGTCTCATTTTTCAGACAAAACTATAAACGTCATACCAACTTCTCTATAAAACCAGAACGTCTCGATTTTATCGGGTCGGCGAGTAAGGGTAATGAAATTAAGATTCCAATCACTTCCAAAGGAGATCTTTTAAGCTATGTTTGGCTTGAAGGTACAGGTATTAACATGCAAGGTGTGAGTACTACAGGTCTCTTTTCAAATGACGACACATCAGTAACCGATTTCTCGCTTTGGATCGGCGGTCAAGAAGTATGCAAATTGGATTCCCTTTTTGTTGCTGGTGTTCATAACGTTCTCTATAACGAATCTCAGGCAAATGCTTCCGCTGCTACAGGTACATCCGATGGAGGTGCAAATAAATGCACAGATGCGTACGTTATCCCATTCTTTTTCAGTGAAGACTGGACCAAATCCTTACCACTCGTCGCGCTTCAGTACCACGAGGTTGAAGTCAGAGTTAAATTTAGAAGTAAAACAAACTTCAACCTACCAAGCATAAAAGCTTACGCTTCGTATGTGTTCCTCGACACGGCCGAGCGCGAATTTTTCACGAATAACGAACACGAAATTCTCATTACACAAACACAGTACCAGCCCATGAGTAAAGATGATACCTCGGTTGACCTTTCGTACTTTAACCACCCAGTCAAGGCCGTTCACATCGCCGCGAGTAATGACGGTGATTCTGCAACTACACCAGAAACAAAATATACGTTCCAGAGTGCAACTTTGTACATTAACGGTACAACACTTTCCGAAAACATGTCGAACGTATACCACCAAAAAGTTGTTCCAACGAGACACTGTTCCATACTCCCAGATGTACTCGACATGGAACCAGTCAAAACATGGCCATTCTGTCTTACGATGAATAAATCACAACCAACAGGTTCACTCAACTTTTCGCGTATTGATTCCGCAAAAATAACCATAGACGGACCAAATTCAGATGCTTCAGGCTTGGAAAAAGGTGTTAAGGTTATTCGCGCATACGGTGTCAACTATAACATTCTCAGGATTAAGAATGGTATGGGTGGTGTCGCATTCGGTAACTAATAATCAATTATAACGCCCCCGTAGACCCAAAACCTCGGTTCGCGCGCATAGTTTTTTGTAACTCATTTACTTCCTGTATAAGAGGTGTCGAACACTTCTCTAAAATCAACTGAGCAATTCTTTCCCCTTGTTTAATTTCGAACGGAACTGATCCGAGATTAAATAAGCAGACCTTAAGTTCACCCGTATAATCAGGGTCAATCACACCCGCCCCGACATGAATTCCGTATTTTACCGTTAACCCTGATCTCGGTGCTATGCGTCCATAACACCCGAGTGGTATTGTTGCACACACACCCGTACTCACAATGTCTCTAGAATTTGGTTGAATAATCAAATCGTTTAAACTGTATAAATCGTATCCAACTGATCCTGGAGACGCGCGCGTCGGTAAAGTTGCATCTAGTGTTAGTCGTTTAATTTGAAGTGTTTCTGGCATTCTATTTTATCTATATACTCAAACTTTCTTTAATTTATTTAATTTTATTAGAGCGATCAATAAAATTATGAAAAGTATAACCATTTGAACAAAAAACATATCGCCATTTGTTATATTATACCCAATAATAGGAATACGAATAATACCATAGTCTTTAGTGTGACATATCGTTTTTTCACCTCTGTTATAAATATATTTTGATAAATCTTCTAACATTTTAGGACAGTACCTTTTATACCTATTCGTACTTATTTCTCCACCCATTATGTTATCTTCATCCGTCCAAAATGAATTTTTATAATCAATCTTTTTATCTAA